CAAACATAGAGTTACCGTACTCAATCGTATTGATCGCAGTAATCATCCAATTGCGCTGCATCTTAACAGCATCGCGCTTGCGCTTGTCCTCTAGCGCGCCTTCATACTCATCCTCAATCTCCTCATAACTAGAATCCATCGTGAAACGCGACATATTCTTAATAATACCCTTCTCATGCCATTGCTCCAGATTCTTAAGCATTACGCGCTTCTTACGACGCTTCTCACGCTCATTCAATCCCGCACCTCCAGTTCTCTCGCCGCCGCCAAGAGGGACCTCGTTCAACTTAGAGAACCCATCCCAAGTTTTGGTGTTACCGATGCTTTCAACAGTCGCACCTCCGAGTTTGGAATCGGTGCTGTCTGATTGCATGTTGATCGGAGGGTCGCTTTTACTAAATCCAAAGAACGACTTAGTCTCCGGTTGCGCCGCCGGCATATTCATAGATGACAGTTCATTTAACTCGTTCTCTAGCCGATCCAGTTCTCCTAAATCAATGTTAGTGGAGCCAGAAGAGCTTTTCAGTTTATCATTCATCAGAAGTTCAATGCCAGAGCCGAAATTCATAGTCTTTGTTTCTCCGACGCTCATTGAAATCGGATCAAGGCTATTCAGATTCAGATCAATCACCTCCATTTTATTATTACTATACATAAATTATGTTTAAGTTCTACGCGAACGATATTATATTTTTGCGCTTCATCCACTGAATACCTTGCAGGAAACAGTCGGCCAAATCATCCTTCTTTTTTGTGTCTAAAACTCCCTTCCAAGCCGAATAACGTTCCATCTCCAAAAAGCGATTGCAGTAGAAAATGGCATCCTTTTTATGTTGTTGGTATTCCGAGTCTAGGTTCTCATTCTGCTTCTCAAATCCCTTTAGTTTACCTATAGAGGATAAGAATTCAATATTGATATCATCGCTCTGCATAATGAAATACTGGGCTAACATACCTTGTATTGACTTCATTCGGGTGGCAATGGGCGATATTTGGTTCTCTACAATTACATGTTTAGCAGTTTTGAATGCCTCTATCTTACCAAACTCTCTCTTCATATTACGTCCGATACTCACTAAATCCACTGCGCCCGCATTGGTTTTCTTGTTTGTGATCGGTATAAGCGTTTTCTCGGCGAAGAATGCAGTAATCTTACCGACGATCGCCGGTTTAGCGTCTGAGTCGGTGAGTGTAATGAAACGATTCGCAGCGAGCTGTCGCAATTCATCCAACTTAAGTTTCTTTATGGAAGCAGTAGAACATTTCTTATCAGGAAGTAGGAAACTAGATGATTTCGCGTGAGTCTGACAGTAGCACACTCCATTCTTTTCGTATTTAGCTTTCTTCCCGCAGATAGTCGCAGTGACCTTTTTACTCTTTGGGGCATTCAACACAGTACATGTTTTAGCATCGGGTTCTCGGTCCATTAGATTACTTATATTCCAATCAATAACGGAACCACTCGCGTCAAATACACAATACGCCATGTTCTTTATACCGATATCAAAACTGATAATACTCATAAATATAGATTGTAAACCTATATTTATCTATTTATATGCTATTTTTGGTATTTCGTTCACGAATAACGTTCGCCTTTGATACCATATATTTACGGTATTCGGCGTTTGTTACGATGTTTTCGCTACGTAGCAATTTGCTATTATCGTCCGTTTCTTCTATGGGCTTTTGAAAAGGCGTAACGATAGGTTTCAATGCTAAAGTATTATCGTATTTGGCATATTGACGTTCCATTTGATTTATATATTACATTGATAAAAGTTTATTTCTCCAATAACTTGAGTAATTCGGTCTTGGTAAGTTTGTGCGCGTTTGTAGTGAGACCCTGAGAAGACACAATTTGTTTCAGTTCAGCAACCGTAAGTTTCTTGTAATCCACGCTGGGAATTTCTATCTTATGGATCGTAGGCACTGGTTCTTCAGCATCTAATTCAATAGCGGCGTCATCCGAGTCAGATTCAGTTGATTCAATAATCTCAATCTTGTTACCAAGCTCCATATTGATAATCTTTACTGACTGATCGTCATCAGCATCCTCGTCCTCATCCTCGTCCTCATTCTCATCCTCATCCTCATCATCCTCATCCTCGTCATCCTGATCCTCGTCCTCATCATCATTGTGAGCCATTGTAGAATATGATGACATCATTGGATCCATTCGCAGACAAACACCGCCACCGCCACCAGATTGCTCTTGACATGCGGATTTCACCGCCTTCAGCTCTTTAACTAAATTCTGAACGATATCAAACATGGTATCGCATTTCTGTTCCATAGAACTTACGCGCTGTTTGAAATGATATACAAGGAGAACAATTAAAACAAACGTGATTCCTAAACTCAAGAGGAAGAAAGACTCTATAAAATTAAAGGCACCCATATTTTTTATTATAAATGTATAAAAAAAACGCTTATTACAAACGAATATATATCTTATAAATATATACGCAAATGGAAAACGTTCAACCGAAATATATGACTTTAGACCCTACCCCCATACAGTCAACTCCAGTCCAGTCTGCATCAATGGAATCATTTAGCGGAAAGAATCTTATAATCATCGTGTTACTAGTTCTCTTGTCATTGTCGTTTTTCGGTGTTAACCTGTTAGACTATATTAGCAATGCTATAAAGACATTTATTGCTATATTCACTCCGATTATAAAGCCCATTTTATCTCTGTTCGGGTATACGGCAGGAACCGTTATTAATACAACGGCTGATGTAGCGTCAGATGCTGCCAAGACAGGGATTGACGTGGCAGAGGGCACAGTGCAGAGCGTAGGAAATCTACTTATATCTGCTAGCAAAGGAGGTGTGGATACAACTGAGTTGGACCGTGCATTGAATATTGCTAAACCGAAGACTGTAAATGATCCGAATGAGGATACTACAGCGAATCCGATCCAGGGTCCAATTTCCAATAACAAAATCGGTTGGTGTTTAGTCGGAGAAGTCGCAGATCGCCGCGGATGCATTATGGTGGATGATGAGGCTAAATGTATGTCAGGTCAAATATTCCCTTCTAAGAAGATGTGCCTGAATCCGACGCTCAGTCAAAATACTCAAAAGTAAAAACTAGATATAAATATAATTGTATGATGGTATTATATGGAGATACCATCATGGGCCTTCGCTAGTGCAGGCAAGTCGCTGTATAAACCAGTCCAAACTACAATTTCAAGACCAGCACCGCCGCCTGTACCTGTACCTGTAATAGATACATTTTACGATGAGATTATAGACGCCATTAATGATATGATACCTAAACAAAGCTTACTAATAGACTTACTTATAGAATTATACATCTGAAATATAATAGGGCACTCGTGGTGAAACAGACGTTGGTGAACTGAATGTACAGTTAACTAACGAATCTGTAGCAGACGTAGATACATTCATATAAACTCTCGTATTGAAACTACTATAAGTTCCCGTTTTTGATGACGTTAACTTAAACTTAACCTTAATTTTATATACATACCCATTACTGGTAGGCAGAGTTAGATTAGTAATATTCAGATTACCAATGTATTTCACACCACTAAATTGCTTGGAAATGGATGGGCTTGGACTTGTAACAACATAACTTACTGTCTTAGATTTCAATTCATCCGATGTCGTTATTATGGGTGCAATCGTGGAAGTCAATAAATAATTGGCATCATTGTAATATGCTGAGACCTCAATACTATTGATATTTACATTACCAACAATACTTGCGCCGGTTGCATTACCATCAACGTATATTCCTATAGGGCTATTGATTGAGAATGTAACAGTGGATGTTTCAATCTTATTTATAGCCAGATCCAACAGAACAGTTTCCATAGAATCATAGGAAATAATATCATCCTTAGTACTGTCAATCCATTTGCTGGTATCTTCTGTGTTAATGAGGCCCAATGATGCGGTATTCTGCGCATAATTATATAATGGAACTGTAGGCACATATTGGAGTGTAACGACCGGTCCAGGTACATCAGACGATGAAGATAGCGATGGAATATATAAATCGTTAGCACAGTTACTTATATTAGTATTTACATTTGTATACATAAAAGTAGCAGCGGCAATAGTTTGCGAAAGATTTACTGTATAGGTTCCAGTTTTACCGGTTGTTTGCGACTGTTCGGTAATGACTGTTCCAGATAAAATCCCATTCCCGCCTATAGATTGACCTACAGTAATTATTCCAGAACTAACCGAAGAGACAATCAACGTAGTTCCAGAAATTGTTCCTATGAATGATGTACCGACATTGATATTTCGTCCGATTGCGTTTTTAAACTTATTTGCCTTGGTTGGTTTATTGGTCTGGGTTGAATTTTTATTGTATTGTAAGATTTCCGCTTTGCGCCGCATATCAAGCTGTGACGGCGTATAATTTGAATTTAAATATGGATTGGCAACACCATTAAATCTAATTGGCGGCATCATAAGTTGAAGAAATGATGTGCGCTGCTGAAGTGTATTGCATGCATTATCTGCCATAATATAATAAGGTGTTATATTATATTATATTATGCTTGTGGTTGGAACCATATACTAGACAAATAATCAAACTTTGTGTCGCGTTGATTATTAGCGCTCTTCATATTAGGTCCGGCCATACTAATGTTGTTGATTTGGAAAACATTCAGCGCTGTGTTGAAATAGCGAAGATCAGATAGCTGTCCGTTGAACTTTCCGATAACAACGTCACCGTAATTCTGTTTCGGTACATTAGTAAATACATAACGTTTTGCAACGGTTCCATTGATGTAAACGTCCATTATCTTATTCTGCATGCGAACTACAACATTGAACCATCTGTTAAGGGGTATATCGGTTAACGTTACAATGGGTGTGGTTGTATTATCTGAAGCAACTACAGAGTCCATAAATATTGAAATTGTGCCAGAGTCATTCGTGCCCTTCTTAATTGTCATAGCTGGACCCTTTTGAGTATCATCATTACCCTTGTTGAATATAAGCGACTCTATATTAGGCAATTCATTTATATTCAACCAAACACTCCAAGTGAATTCAATACCTTTGGAAGCATTATTGGATCGGTATATTGTTACCGAATTAGAATTTTTAGGATCCTGGGGTACGCGCACTTGGGTGTTGCCGTTTATTAATCCCTTAATCACATAAGGCGACATATCCGGACGTAAAAAATAACTAATGATGTAAACTCCTAAATTCATCAACATTATGAATACAATTAGGACGAGCAGCAAAAATACAAACTTGGATATAATGCTATTTGAATTTATGAATTCACTACTCGCGGCACCCAGATCTGCATTAGATGTCAAACTGGATAATCCTGATGTTATCTTATCAGCAGTGCCGGAAATTGCGTCCGAAACACCCGACTGTAAACCAGAAGCTTGTTCTACGAATGGTTTATTGAAATCCATCTGCTATATATTTATAATGGATATAATTACCATAAAGAAATTGAATTTGCGAGAACATTATCCTTCATCAACGAAAGATTCACGTTATAACGGTTAACTAAATTAGCGAGACCCCTCTTGGATCCACTGCCCTCCATGTATAAACCCCACGCAGTTTGTGGATCGGACGGAGAGAGAACACGACTAAATCTCGTCATGTATGTACCAGGGAGAACTCCAAATGTGATCGGAGACTCTCCATCAGGCACGTGACGTTTGCTAGCTGTTGTGTCTATAACAGACTTAACCAACTTTCCATCTAAATACATATCAATGGTGGAGTTGTCTACGCTTACTGTAATAAGAGTCCACTTTTGTAAAGGAAAATTATTGGTGATTTGATACGGTATTATGTCCTCACCGCTTGTTCCGGCATCGTTAAGTCCAGTCCTGCGATATAACTTAAGTTTCAAAGTGGATGTAGATCCATTAATGAATAATCCGAGGTCGTTTTTGCGATTGAATATGGGCGCGTCAGAAGTTAGAGCAAGGGGCTTGTCCATGTATACCCAAATATTGTACGCATACCTAGTAGCATCGGGTCGCGTAAGACCACTGGCGCTGATATCAGCGGTCTTATCTTTCATGTCAACCTCTTTGGATATGGCTGTTGTACTAGAAACTGAAGTTGATATCATATAAGCGATAACTACAATCAGTAAGGTCGCGAGAAGAATAATTAAGTAATCCATTTGTATATATATAAATTCACATTATTTTATTTACAGGCGGGTTTTTATTATACATTAAATTATAATTTTGTATTATTTGCGTCTGTGTAAGTGGGGCGCGGTAATACTTTACGTTACAAATCGCGCCATAAAGACCATTGGTGCTTCCAATCTTAATTACATTAGTGATTCCATTATCCGATGATAAACGTTTACTACTTGCGAATGTTCTTTCTAAATTCCCATTCACAAAAATATCCACGGTTCTATCTTCATTGAAATTTAATACTATATTATTCCATTTTTGATTTGGTAGGCTTATGTCATATGGCGTCTGTCCGGTAACTGTAAATCTGTATTTATCCTTACCAGAAACATCTTTAGATTTAATATACTCAACTTTTGGATATGAGTCGCCATATGAGAATATGTGTACTTTATCAGTAGATGAAGCTTGTTGATTCAAATAAACCCATGCAGATATTGAGTAATTGGTTCGCTTCCTGGTTTTATCACCATCGTCTTGATCCTTAAATGTTTTGTAAACTGGTATATCTAAAAATACAGGTTCATTTATAATTTGTACGCTATCATCCACTAACTTTGATGCGAATATCATAGGTAGAGCGAAATAAATTGCCAAGAGCGCTGCTTCAATTGCTAATAATATGAATGTTACGCTAGATGTCAAATCATATTGCTGCTTGAAATATTTAACTAGATCCTCCAATAGACAGGGCACATAAACAATCAAGTTTAATATAAACCCGAGCCAATCTGTAGAATTATTTAGATATCGTCCAAAGATATTGTTTGCAAACGATATTCCAACGACTATAATTGATAACATGAGACTGATCTCAACTATATTTATAGCAACCCGAGTGGTTGGATCGCGAGAAGCACGATCAAACACATCAGACCGTTTTACATAGTTTTGGTAGAACTCAACAAAAACACCACCAACTATAAATATCGCGATAACGCTTATTGTAGCGCCCCTTATGAATATACTGGATTTATCAGTAAAAAGCTTAAAAAGTGATATAACTAAAATGCACATAACTATGGAAATAACAGCCGCATATGACTGTGTTTCGGAAATGCCAATGTCAGATGACGTATAAAACAAACTCAACCCCATAACTATCAATAAAACCATCAACATTGCTTGACTGCTGTTAATATCATATTTTGTAAGAAGTCCTGACAGAAATGAAGGTTCTGACATAATTTACCTAAACGTCTATATATTACTATTATAAATTTTCAATGGCAGTTTTCTTACCGTGACAATCTCTGCATAGAGCAATAAGATTATTCACATGATTACTTCCGCCATTTTCCAGGCGGATTGTGTGATCTACCTCAAACCACGCTGGTAATTGTTTCTGGCAATCGCCACAATGCCAATTTTGTCGCGCCGCCACAAACTTTTTTTTGGTCTCGCTAACTGATCGCTTCGTAGCTGTCTTTCCACCACCGCTATCAACTGGTCCATCACCACCAGAATTTAATATACGATTCTCATATTGATGTGTGCGCGGACCATTGAAATCCTGCCTTGATGTGAAATCCAATATGGGAGAAATCATATTACTGGTACTTTTATCTATCGGTAAGTATTTAAGGTACTCATTGGACGCAACTAACATGGTTTGTGCTTTTTCCGGATTTTTACGCATCAACCAACATAACATGTATCCAGCAAATGCAACACCAAACATCTGATAGTATTTTTTCCACGACAGCGCAAGCTTCACGTATTTTCCATCAGTATGTATATTGGCTATTATAAACATGGTTATAAGGAATATAACGATCTCGAATCGCATTTATATATATAATAGATATCTAAGATTCCTTTGCCAGCGTATATATTAAAAATATAAAACTCAATGTTAATCCAGCGTGTATGTAATGTTTTCTTAGGTTTAATGTCTCGCTTAATATGAATGGTTTGTTTTTGTAGTAAGACTTATAAATGTCAATGGATTTCAAAAAGGATACCTCTTCTTTTCCTAATGACACATTCACTTTATTATGTATGAAATGTACCCATCGTATGAATGACTCACGTGAATCCAGATACGGGGTTACTGGATACTTATCCAACAAATTGCTAAATTTATTACCAATCTCAGATACAGGTATAAATAGTGGCATATTTTGTATCAAATCATAGTATTTACGTTTTGTAACTGCGTTCGGTGATTCTGGATAAGAGTGCGCAATAGTGTGTAGAAAGAACCAATAATGCGGTCCCCATACATCTGGATCAAAATTCATGTATGGCAAAGTATATAGAACATTGGTATTATATATATGCAGATTGAATGAATAAAAATACAAATTGTAATAATTGTGGTAAACCGGGCCATCTATTCAGTAATTGTAAGATGCCGATTACCAGTTCTGGCGTTATTGCATTCCGAAAATCAAAGAATGGCTCTTCCTTTGAATACCTATTGATTAGGAGAAAGGAAACTCTCGGTTATATTGATTTTATGCGTGGTAAGTATTCAGTCAATAATAAGGAATATATAATGAATATGATGAAACAGATGACTAATTATGAGAAAGAACGGTTATCATCAGTTGGCTTTGATGAGTTATGGAAAGACATATGGGGTGAAGGATTTTGTAATAGCCGCTATAAACTAGAGGAGACTGTATCGCGAGACAAGCATAGCTCATTAGTTGCCGGCATTATACTCAAGAGTGATTCTTACACACTCAGTAGTATTATTGAAGACTCACGAAAATATGGTGAGTGGACGGAACCGGAATGGGGATTTCCGAAAGGTCGTCGGAATAATAATGAGACAGACTACGATTGTGCCATTCGCGAGTTTTGCGAGGAAACCGGCTATAGTGATACTGCAATCAAACCAATTCATAATGTCATTCCATTTGAAGAGATTTTTACAGGATCTAACTATTTGTCGTATAAACACAAATACTTTCTGGTATATATGGACTATAAAGATACTCTGGATATGGATAGTTACCAGCGTTCTGAAGTATCTAAGATGAGTTGGTCTTGTATTTCAGATTGTCTAGTGAAGATACGCGACTACAATTTAGAAAAAAAACGAATCATAACAAACGTAGATGTGTGTTTAAAACAATTTGCTGTTTATCAATTATGATATAAATGACATATTTATATATTCGTTATATATATATGCCTCCCAAGAATAAAACACAAAAACATCAGAAATGTCCGCCGGAAATATGTCCGACTGGCAAATGCCCGGAAAGGACAACATGGAATGTGAAAACTCAAAAATGTCTGGTGAAACCTTATAACGAATGGGGAGTTAAAAAGGATATAGATAATGGAATCAGAAAACTACCCGAAGACTTGCGATACATAGTTGGCGAGGAAGTATATAAGAAAGAATATGAGGACGAGGCAGTAAAACGAGGCGAAACAATCGTATTAGTGCCTGCTCGTAAAAACATTCAAGCTGCGGCAATTCAGAAACTTCCGCCGCCGCCACCGGAACCTGTGGTTGAATCGGTGGATGATAAAGGCCCAATTGTTGTTCGCAAACCATTCAAGGTGTCTATTTCTAAGAAATCGCCGATTATTGTTCGCGCAGAGACGCCAAAGGAAATGGATCAACCTATAGAAGAGGAGGGGGAGGAAACTTCTTCATCCGAAGAGGAAACTTCTTCATCCGAAGAAGGCGAGGAAATATCCTCATCCGAAGAAGAAACGTCCTCATCCGAAGAGGAAGAGGAAGAAGACTATGAAACCCCGTATGAAGAAAATACCGAACACAGTTATTTATACCCACATTTAGATGACCCAGATTTTGCCCTTAAGATAGCTAAGCGCAAGGAATTCAATGATTATCAATATGATGATGGCCTAAAAATCGCCGATCGTAATAATGGCGAAGGGTCAGTTGGTTCTATAGAAGATATTGAAAAACAAGCATCCAAGTTATGCAGTGCGGACTTTGAACTCATGCCACACCAAACATTCGTCAAAAACTTCATGTCCCTACAAACACCATACAATAGTTTATTGTTATATCATGGGTTGGGTACCGGAAAGACGTGTTCCGCCATCGGAGTATCCGAAGAAATGCGTGGATACATGAAACAGATTGGATTAAAGAAATCCATAATGATTATTGCGTCACCTAACGTCCAAGATAACTTCATATTACAGTTATTTGATGAACGTAAATTAAAACTGGAGGATGGCATATGGACGTTGAATACATGCGTCGGAAATTCCTTATTGAAAGAAATCAATCCAACAGACACCAAAGGAACCGAGAGTGACCGAGAGAACATAATAAGCCAGGTCAAATCAATTATACGCCAATATTATGTATTTATGGGATATACCCAGTTTGCGAACTTCATAAACGAATCTGTTGAAATAAAGGGCGATATTGATTATTCCGAGGAGGACAGAGAACGCATCAAGAGACAGCGCATTAAGAATATATTCAATAGTCGCTTAGTAATCATAGATGAGGTCCATAACATACGTACTACGAAAATAGATGGTACCAGCAAACCAGCTGATTTACTTATGGAAGTAGCCAGAAACACAGACAGCATGAAACTCTTATTATTGTCTGCTACGCCCATGTATAACACATATGATGAGATCATATGGCTAACGAATTTAATGAATCTCAATGATAAACGCAAGGCTGTTAAAACGTCGGATATCTTCAGCTCGGATGGTAAATTCATTCCTGGCAAAGGCGAAGAGCTGCTTCGCAAGAAATTAAACGGATATGTATCTTATGTGAAAGGAGAGAACCCATATACATTCCCATTCCGAATATACCCAGAGAAAGATGTTTCAGTTGTGTATCCGACCATCCAAATGAATCAGAAACCGATTGAATTAGATAAGACGCTACAGCACATTCGCTTATACACGAATGGTATTGGTGAATACCAAGAAAAGGTATACAGGATGTGTATTGAGAACCTACACAAGCGCGGAGAAGACGAAGATAAGGCATTTGAAGAAAAGGAGTCATTTGGATATTCGCTTTTACAAAAGCCTCTGGAAGCGTTAAATATAGTATATCCATCAGAGGAATATGATCCAACTGCCGAATATACAGTTGAAGAGGAAACTAGTCTTATCCAGAACATGATCGGTAAGACGGGGTTAGCAAATGTGATGCAAGATTTTGAGTATAAGTCTGACAAATACGGTCGTATTTTCAGTCCAACGGAACTACCAAAATACAGCGCGAAGATTGCGAAATTTTGCGAGATCGTAAAGAAATCAGAGGGTATTATTCTGATATATACGCAATATATTGATGGTGGCGCGGTACCGATCGCACTTGCACTAGAAGAAATGGGATTTGCGCGTTATAGTTCAGACAAGAGCGTTAAATCGCTATTCAAAACTCCACCAGTTCCGCCGCTCGGATACAAGCCAGAAGGATCGCAGGCAAGATACGTGATGATTACTGGTGATGCAAAATACTCGCCAAACAATAATGAAGACCTAAAATACTTGAATAGTGACGAGAACATGGATGGCAAACTCGTAAAAGTGGTGATAATTTCTCGCGCAGCGGGAGAGGGAATTGATTTCAAGAATATCCGACAAGTGCACGTATTGGAACCCTGGTATAATATGAATCGTATAGAGCAGATCATTGGTCGCGGAGTGCGTAATCTGAGTCATTGCAAGTTGGAGTTTGCGAAACGTAATGTGGAAATATTCTTACACGCAACTCTCTTAGGTACAACGGAAGAATCCGCGGATATGTACGTGTATCGTTTGGCAGAACAAAAGGCCATAGCGATTGGGCGGGTTACTCGGGTTCTCAAGGAGGTGGCTGTAGACTGCCTACTGAATATCAGCCAGACAAATTTTACAACTACAATGTTGCAAAAAATTATTCAGAATGTAACGGTAACATTATCCTTGAGTAGTGGCGGAACTAAAGAGTATGAAATCGGCGATAAACCGCGCACCGAAATATGCGATTATATGGATAATTGTGAAATCAAATGTTACCCGAACGAGACACCTCCAAATAGCGACCAGATAAAACGTGACACATATAGTATTGAATTCGTGGAGGGAAATAATACGAGAATCATACAACGTATTCGTGATCTGTTTAAGGAGCGCCATTTTTACACAATCAATGACATTATAGATGAAATAAATAAAGTGAAGAAGTACCCGAAGGAACAAATTTATTCATCTCTTACGCGGATGGTTGATAATTCAAACGAATATGTTGTTGATATGTATGGACGACTGGGACACATAGTGAATAACAACGACACGTATTTATTCCAACCGGTAGAGATCACTGATGTTACTGCCTCTGTATACGAGAGGATTGCACCGGTTGATTTCAAACATGCTAATATTTCAATGAAATTACAGAAACAAAAACGCGCGTACGGTAACCAGAACAACTATACACAAATCGTTAAGAATTTAACTGATCTATCTGCGATTGCATTCTCCTCAGATGACTCTAATGATAACTGGTATTCTGCATTCAATTCGGTGAGAAACCATGTTATTGCGGAATACGCATTCACAGAAATGCAACTGAAGAAACATTTGATATATCATATGATTGATAATATGCTTACGTCCGACAAGATTATAATATTAAACGCTATGTATAACCGTGGCGCGATTGGATCTGAGACTGAGATAGAAAAACTCATTCGCATGTACTTTGATGCAAACATAATAACTGCGGACAATGGTGATATGGGAATTAGTTTAACAACGGACAATAAGTCAACCCGAATTTACCATCCGTCACCGGATGGATGGGTTGAAGCGCAATACGTGGAAACGGCCAATATAATACGATCAAGGGATTATAGGACAAAATATGTATTCCGAAAACAGATATTAAACGATGTTATCGGATTCACAGCATGGTTTGAGAAAGGAACGCGCAAACGAGAATATGTATTTAAAACGAAATACAAGAACGCAGAACGAAACAAACTTGGACGCGTCACATGTAGCGCATTGGCGGAATATACGCGCCCTATATTAAATTCGCTGGTCGGAGAACCCAACAAGTATAATGCAAAGAGTGTGAAAGAATACAAAATAAATACGACTATGAAGATTTGCGTTCTCATGGAAGTTCTGATGCGCGAATTTAACGATACTAAGAGGGAGAAGGTCTGGTATTTAAACAATGAACGGGTCCTGATAAATGGGATATATGAGATGGACGCGGAAAATTGATTTCTTGTTATACAATATATAACAAGGTATACAAAATGGCACAACCGAATACTGAAAAAATATATGGAGTCTACATTAAGTCGGTTCTCAACAAGAAGATTGTTCTATCTATCACGGAGGTAGGAAGTAATACGAAGAAAATTCTTGAGGAGAAAATCACATACGGAGTAGAGGGAAAGTGTATTGCAGAGGGATTCATCCGTCCGGGGTCGGTGAGAGTGCTGAGTTATTCGTCACCCGTGGTCCATGGTGATGACGTTGAGTTCCAGACGGTGTTTGAGTGTATGATTTGCCATCCAGTGGAAGGTATGAAGATAGAGTGCGTTAGCAAGACCATAACCAAGGCCGGTATTCACGCACAGGTCGTAGACGCGAACGAGGTTGTCCCAGTAACCATCTTTATCGCGCGTGATCACCATAATACTGACAAATACTTCAATACAATTAAGGAGAACATGGATATTGTAGTGAAGGTGATTGGTGTTAGGTATGAACTGAATGACCCGTATATATGCGTAATCGGACAACTGGTAGAGAAGAAGATCGTCCAAGTGAAAAAGCCAAGGATCAAAGTCGGAGGAGATAGTGATTTATTAATATAAAAAATTCATATAAATATTAAATTCATTTACAAATAAATAATGGACTTTGATTTAGAAGCGATTAAACAGAAGGTTGAGTCGCTTGGGAAGATTCATCAGGTTGAGATACTTCGCATTTTGAAGAACTCACCCGGTAGTAAGATCAATGAGAATAAAAGTGGGGTTTTTGTAAACCTCTCTTTTTTACCGAAGGATACAATCTCTAATATTATGCAATATATTCAGTATATCCAAGAACAGGAACGAGCACTACAGACTATTGAGTCGCAAAAGAATGCATTCAAGACTGAGTTTTTCAAAGAGGATGTAAGTGAACGAGTATAATAATTATTGGAACGTTATTAAAAACCAGAATGTATCCTTACAAGAGTTTTATGATAATAATTATTTCATATATTTAGCCGGACATTGCGATTTTCATATAGTTACGCAATTCAACATAAATAAGTTAAATATTATATGATATAAACTCATATTTCATATAATAAAAAGAATGCACCCATCCCTATTGACTGTATATAAATCACCATTCAAAAAAATCAGATTGGGAAAAGACAATGATGGTGGATATGTAATTATTGATATACCGAATCCAAGATACGATATATTGATAGCAGGCGGAGTAGATGATGACATTTCATTTGAGGAACATTTTACTACCAAATATCCAAGTGTAAAATGTATTGCGTTTGACGGATCGGTTAGTGCCGCGCCAGAACATAACACCAATATAACGTTCGTTCATAAGTTTATAAGTGGATATAACGACGAACATGTTACAAATTTACATGATATAATTGATAACCATAATTCTATTTTTATAAAAATGGATATTGAAGGACATGAAATACCATGGATTAAAAGTCTGAATACAGAACGATTAAATAAACTCGAACAAATTACAATGGAATTTCATTTTCCGTTTTCAGAGAATGAGATAGAAGCCTTTGAAAAACTAAATCAGAATCATTTCCTAGTGCATTTTCATCCAAATACTGGGTGTGGGTTAAGAAATCACAATGGTGTTAATATTCCAAATGTATTTGAATGTACTTATTTACACAAGAAATATTTCACTCGTTTTCCAGAATTGAACTCGGATACCATACCTGGCACATTAGATATGAAAAATGTATTAACTTGCGATGATATATACATTAATTATCCTCCGTTTGTGAATTTAGAGCGTACATTCTAATATGCGCATCTATATAAAAATAAAATAATACCAAATATTAAAAGCACATGTTTAGTATTATTGCCGCTGTATCCAACACAAATGGACTTGGTAAGAACGGTCAGATCCCTTGGAATGAACCGGTGGATATGAAGTATTTCAAAGAGATAACAAGCAAAGTTTCCGACGCTACACGTCAGAATGCGATTATAATGGGTAGGAGAACATACGAAAGTTTGAATGGCCGTACTCTACCAAATCGCAGAAACATCGTTATATCATCCGATTGTAATAACAAAATTGACTGGTTTACCAGCTTACAAAGCGCAATTGATTATTTGTGGTATGATAAAAGCATTGAGAAGATTTTCGTGATCGGCGGAGGACAGCTTTACCAAGAAGCTATCCGACACCGCGGTTGTAATGAACTGTATATTAATCTTATCAATACAGATGCAGAATGCGATGTATTTTTTCCCGAGATTAACAATGACACCTACGAATTATGCAGCGAACACGCATTGTCAGAAAGAGTAACCGCACGGCATTATCGTAATAAATATCCGAAATGGGGTTAAAGACAATGCCGTATAATAAGTAACCCAATGTCTGGAATATACCATCAAGTCTTCGTGAACTATTCGTATGACACCCCTGAAAAGATAGGTCTTCTAGCAAAACATATGTATACGAAGGCGAAACCCGTAATTGTAACAGAGAAAGAAAGGGTAGTAGAGAGGGGTGTGGATAAGGAAAAGGAGAAGGAAAAGAGTGAGATTTATTACCCAGAAAAGAAGGATACGCTATTTTGGTGTTTATATATTGCGAAAAATGGATTAGATGCGTATAATGCTATTACTCAAGGATATAGTAACATTGAAATGGAGGAGAAGCAGAAGATCATGGAATCTATCAAGACACAACCTAACCGATTGAAAAATACAAATGTAAAGATTACGAATGTAGCAATACAAGAAATCATGTCAGATATCGTTACCAATGCGTCGTTAAATGTTTCTACGCTGATTGCTATGGCCGTATTTTACAAAGCGAGAATAATCCTTACGAAGGAGAAGAAGTTTTATATCAATATATGCCCGACTGATGAGTACGATCATACACTTATTTTCCATAAGAATCCTAAAGGTGATTATGGCATTGATACTTGTGTAACGGAGGTAAAGATCCAGGAAATTGAGACACAGCAATTGCGCTTACACCGATACGATAGACCCCTAGACGCAATTTCCAATTTCTCGGTGGACGAATTGAAAAAACTATCTGTCCGTCTACACATAGACCAGACCATAAAGTACAAGAAGAGTGAACTTTATCAGGAGGCAACAAGACGTTGCCTCTGGTAACTTCGCGGGCGTTACACCTCTAGATAATAGTCAGGCGTTGCCGGTGAAACTCACGTGGCAGGGGCGAACGGGGGCGGCAGCCCCCGTAAAATTGATTGGATAAACAATATTAAAATAATATGTAAAAATACTATATATGGAAAAAGAAACGAAAGCCCCGAAGTCGGATGGCAATCGTCGTTTAGAATTCATGATCGACCATTATTTAGCGAGTAATCCGTTTAGCGGTCGTCCTGATGGTAAGATAAATGAGCTTGAGATCCGATTCGGTACCGATACTAAAAAGAACAAGATTACACAGATTGATTACGAGAATGTAGTCAAACGATTGTATCAGTGTGGGTTCAAGACAGACAATCCGGATGGTATGCACTCACTGCGCGTATTTCACGAATATACCGACAAGACTTCGGGAAACTCTATAATGAGTAATATCCGCGGCGAAATCATAGGAATAGATCTGATCCAGGAGTACTGTAGAACGAATAGTATCCAGAAAATATTGGATATGCCGTCGTCCACAAACGATAAGGTAATCTTCACGCAGAAGACACGACCGAAAACGGAAGACGGGGTTACCATTGAGGCAGCTGACTTCAATGATTTCAATATTCGCATCGCATACCAGTTAGAACAGATCTTCACAGCTCGTTCCCCTATCATTCGCGGAATCATACAGAAGTGGACCGACGCCAAGAAGACATTCCGTCACATGAACCGCGTTCGTTTCTATCATGATACTCTGCCCTTCTTCGCGGATATAAGTATTGTGAGGAAATCAAAGACTACTAACAAGGGGATACCTATGAAATTCTATACAATCCAGGATGCGGGTGTCCTGACAAATCCCGAGTCATACGAGATAGAGATGGAGGTAGATAATTCCAAGATCGGTATCGGAACAGAATACAACGACAGCAAAAAATTCATTAATGCGATTCGTCAAGCGATCCGAATCGTTATGGGTGGTATCCAGGGTACAAATTATCCGATATCCTACGCGTTAAGAAGCGAAATTCAAACAGAATATATGCGTCTTCTCTATGGAGACCAATATCAGTCGGGTTGGGTTCTCCCGCATCACTTTGTAGGACCATCGTCAATGACGCTTCAGATGCAGAATGTTATGCAACTAGATGCAAATTCCAACCTACCGAACATACGCAAAAACTATACGGTAACTGATAAGGCTGACGGAGAACGCAAGCTTCTATACATAAACCGCAAGGGACTCATGTATATGATTGACACTAACATGAATGTTATATTCACCGGCGCAAAAACGACAAACGAAGAGTTCTTTGAGAGTTTATTGGACGGAGAGCATATTAAGAATAACAAACACGGCGATGCGATCAATTTGTATGCTGCATTTGACATATATTATATAAATAAAAAGAGTACTCGCGAATTTGCCTTTTACAACAACGACATCACTAATGCAGAAGCCAATAAACAGAAGTACCGATTGAACTTGTTGAAGCAGTTTGTGGAGCATTTGAAATTCGCCAGCGCATGCGAGTTCGTACTCAAGTGTAAGATATTCTATAGCGATACGGCGTCCAGGACGATCTTTCAATGCTGCTCCAAGATTCTTTCGGACATTGAGGATGGAATATCTGAGTACAATTCAGATGGGCTCATATTTACTCCGTGCAATACCGCCGTTGCCAGTGATAAGGTAGGCGTGGCGGGCAAACTGACGAAACCTCTGTGGGTCCAATCGTTCAAGTGGAAACCAGCGGAATTCAACACCATTGATTTCTTGGTATCACTGAAAAAGGATAAGAGTGGAAAGGATGAAATTCACAATATATTCCAGGACGGGCAAAACGTGCAGGGTAGTAAGAATATTATCCAATACAAGACACTGATATTACGTTGTGGGTTTGATGAGTTAGACCGCCGTCATGGGTTTGTCAATCCATATGAAGATATAGTTCAGAACAAGGTTATTGAATATGACACTTCTAATAATCGCGATCGTTATAAACCGGTGCCGTTCCAACCGACGAACCCATTTGATACAAAAGCGTGCTTTGCTAACATAATGCTTGTGGAGGACGGCGCGAAGGAACTTAGTATGTTTACCACGGAGGGCGAATACTTTGAGGAAGATACTATTGTTGAGTTCAGTTACGACACGTCCAAACCCGCTGGTTGGAGATGGACTCCGTTGCGCGTGCGTTACGATAAGACAACCGAATTGAAAAGCGGACTTAAGAATTATGGAAACGCGTACCATGTGGCGAACAGCAACTGGCAATCCATCCACAATCCTATAACCAAGGAAATGATAAGTAGTGGTTCCGGCATACCGGATTATATAGAGGAATCCGGCGAAGAAGAGAATGGCGCGGCAAATGAGGGTGTTTACTATAATCGTGTCGGTAACGAGACGAATCTCACGAGGGGATTGCGCGATTTCCACAATTTGTATGTGAAGAACAAGCTGATTACCAGTATAGCGAATAGGGGCGATACTCTAATTGACTACGCGGTTGGCAAAGCCGGAGATCTGAGTAAATGGAACAACGCGAATTTGTCGTTCGTTTTCGGTGTTGATATTTCACATGATAATATACACAACCGGCTAGATGGAGCATGTGCTCGTTATCTGCGTGATAGAGCGACGCGTAAAAATACACCTGCCGCGCTATTTGTAAATGGTGACAGCGGATTAAATATACGTAGCGGCGAGGCATTCAAGACACAGAAAGATAAGGAGATCGTCCGCGCTGTATTCGGTAATGGACCCAAGGATGCGAAGTTTCTGGGACAAGGTGTTTACAACCAGTATGGAACCGGTGCCAAGGGATTTAACATTAGCTCGTGTCAGTTTGCGCTGCACTATTTCTTGGAAAGCAAGGCGAGCATGCACCGGTTCCTGAGAAACTTGACGGAATGTACCGCAGTTAATGGATACTTCATCGGCACATGCTTTGACGGCAAAACCATATTCCAACTGCTGCGTGACAAGAGCGAGGGTGAATCGTTCACAATAATGGATGGTGAACGAAAAATGTTTGAACTCACCAAAATGTACTCACAGACTGGGTTCCCAAGTGATGAATCCTGTCTCGGGTTTCCTATCAATGTCTATCAAGAGACGATCGGTAAGACCTTCCGCGAATACCTGGTAAATTTTGAATACTTTACTCAGATGATGGAGAACTATGGATTCGCCCTGTTGGGAAAGCGTGATGCCCCCAAACAACTCCCTAACGGAACTGGGCTATTCGGCGAGATGTTCTCTGCTATGGAAATGGAAACGCGGATGGATCCGAGGAAAATGTCGGATTATAAGAACGCCCATCTTATGACGAGCGACGAGAAACAGATCTCGTTCATGAACCGGTATTTCGTATTTCGCAAAACACACAATGTGGACGCTGAAAAGATTCACAAGGCTGTAACTCATAAAACCATTGAAGAAATGGAGGCCGTCGCAGCTGTAGAACCAGAGAAACCCAAAGTTAAGAAAACGGCCAAGAAAGTTGTCATTGTAGGAACGCCTATTATACACAAGCCGAAATGATATAAACCCTTGCTATAAAATATATATATCCGATGCTATATATATTATTACCCGCTGTAAATAGTTCAATTATAAATAATCTACAATGCGTGACTGCAGATACAAACCCTGAACCAACAATATCAAATTCTCTATCTTTTTATTTGTATGAAATTAAGAATAAGATAGATGAATACGGTGAGGATTGGGACGAGTTTCGTAAGTATACAAACCCTTACGAATATATTAATAGCAATGTACCTGGCAAGTCAAAGTGCGTTTCAAAGTACAAACCACTTTCCCGTTCGTATTTTAAGATGTTAGAAATAATGATGACATTTGATTTGTATGCTCCAAATAACGGTAGTGCATTTGAAAGCAGAACCGCTAAATTGCGAAACTCAACGCCCATCTCCAGTTTCCACCTAGCAGAAGGTCCAGGCGGATTCATTGAGGCAATTGCAAATGCTCGTCGCAACCCACAGGATAGATACGTAGGAATGACGATTCTGGATGATGCAAATGATACGAATATTCCAGCTTGGAAGAAGAGCGATGCGTTTCTGAAGAGTAATCCGAATGTGCGGATTGAAAATGGCGCTACAGGAACAGGCGACATCCTTTGTATGAAGAATTTCAAACATTGTGTGGATAAGTATGGCTCCTCTATGGATCTTATTACTGCTGACGGTGGGTTTGATTTTTCTACCGGATTCAACTCACAGGAAATCAATATCACTAAGTTGCTCTACGGACAAATATGCTATGCGCTATGTTTACAGAAACGAGGTGGTAGTTTTATATTGAAGATTTTTGATTGTTTCATGAATCACACAGTTGATCTGTTGTATATTCTATCTTCATTTTACGAGGAGGTCTATATTACAAAACCAAACACCAGTCGTTATGCGAATTCGGAAAAGTATATTGTTTGCAAAAAGTTTATATTCCCATCTAATGTGGGATTTGTGGCGAAACTTGCGGTGTGCTTTGCGAATGTACTGAAAAGTACTAGTCCGATAACCCGATTTCTCAGCTGTCCGATTGCCTCGCATTTTGTAAACAAACTAGAAGAGTTCAATGCAATTTTCGGTCAACAGCAAATTGATAACATTCAACAGACCATCATACTTATAGATAACAAACATAAGAATGATAAAATAGATGTTTACATACGAAATAATATACAGAAATGTACGAACTGGTGCATTACACACAATGTACCGCACAATATATTTGTCCGTAGTGCTTGGGATTAAATCGCATTCCTGAATTTTCTAACAGGACATTGTTTCATTACGCTAGAGTACGCCGAAAATGTGGGTGTTCTCTTCATAGAATACCCGGTACGCTCCTTCAGAGTATATCCATACGCAGAAGAACTATAAGCCAATGCATTTGCGGTTTGCGCTCCAAATGCACTCCTAAAACTAGAACCAACTGTTGTAATTGTGTCGTATTTTTTACGCAGAAGTCGGTCACTGGATGAAACTGCGCCCTGTACTCCAAATTGTGGGTTACTCGGTTTGTAATAAATGCGGCGGTATCTTGGCTGTATTCCAGGATTAAATGTACCTTGTACGGAGCGATTTATTGTACTAATGCGGTTTAATACATACGGGTATGTGGTGGATGCGGTATTTACCGTAAATCCGATCGCATTCCCTATCACGCTGTCTGTTATAAAAATACCAGGTATTTTACCAAGCGACGTATTCCATGCAATTGGCGCTCCTAATGGTAGTGAATATGTAGATACTGGGTATTGCGCTAATGTATTAGCATTAGCTGATATGATTATAGTATTTGATACACTGTCAAATGCAAATGATAACAAGAATATCTTTGTAAGTGTAGCTGTAGTATAATAATGGAAATTTGTAACCATTGCATTTTGCAATACGAGGTTTAAATCATCAATGTCATATTGACCGGCTGGTACAGTCACTGTATACTCTGTAGCATCCACCAACCAAAGGTATTTGAATGAAGTCGCAGGAATCGTATACTTCGAGCATTTGTTGATTCCATTTGACTGATAAATATTAGAAATTGCGCCGGATGAACCAGGTTTAACCGTACTAGAACCATACTTTACGTGAAAATACTGATTTTGATCGTACGAAATATTACGACTATTCATGTATTGTTGTGTAGATGTATAGTAATCATTATTTACTGACTGTTTCTTTATCATTCCGCTACTACGAACGCGACGGCGGGCATTGTCAGCGGGAGACAAGAACGCATTGCATTGATTTGCACTGGATGGGTGTTCGCATGTATTCTTTTCATAGATAAGATCGCCTGTATTGGCTAAACCTGTAGTCGTAACAACATTTGTACTTAGTGTACCTCCGGGCATGTTGTAATCGTTTATTTTAACCGATGTTCTCGGATTACAGCGTCCGATAGTGGTGCTTGCTATCTCCTTCCTATAAATTCTCAATGAGTTCGGTAAAAATATACTGGCGGATGATGCAGTAGGTGCAGAATTGTACTTGACACCAGCGCTCAATTCTTGAAATGTAGCGCCTTTCCATGGAATTATGCTTGTCATTTTATATACTATATATTATAGAAGATGAAATTAAATTTTCGATTAGACCTAAATACTATAGTACTATTGTTACTCATAGTTGTGTTTAGCGTTATTATTTATTACAATTTTAAAAGGAATCGTATTACTGAAGGAAATACATCGGCGTTTGATAATAAGAAAACCGAGTATAGTGATAAAAATGCTCAATTGGCGCTGTACCAATCAAAACAATCTCTATATGTTGCTGCATGGAGCGCGTATACAACAGTTCAGAATACATTAACTGCAACTCGCAACGAATACAATTCATTAGTAAAAGCAGTTTCTAGCAACAATTCATCCGCCTTTATACGTATATCTCCAAATACAAATGATATTAAATATAAAATAGATGATTTAACCAATATATTACAGAAAAAAATCAATGAACTGAATAATATACACTCAACATATCAAGATATAACTGATTTCATTACAATTAACGATCAGTCTACGAAAGCTAACTTTAACGCAAATACTAACAAAATATCTTCAAAAATACGTCAACTAAAAGAATCTATAGAAAAAGTTAAATCTGAAATAATGGAAATGATAGGATTTACTATAGGTCCCGTTACCACAGGCGATAAACAGGCTTTAATTACAATTAACGCATCACCTGACGCAACTGGAATGACATATGATATAAAGGCAATAGACCCGGCAAATAACATAATAAGTAGACAAACGACTACAAACCCATATACGTTTACTGATTTAATAAATGATACTCCGTATACATTGAGCGTTACCGCGGATTATGGTACACTTAGTGACGGAACTAAATTAATTAATACTACTACTTATGCTACTGCAATTACGCCACGCGCGAAACCATCATTTACACTTATTATGCGTACTGGTAGTGCGGCGGTTAATATTGTGACTGCTACCGGAAACCCGGCATATACTATATCAGTTACGTCATCTACCGGGGAAACAATAACTTATCCTGTTGATAGAAACACGAATAATAAAAGCATATCCAATTTAATAAATGGTACAAAATACGATTTTAAGTTGATTGCAGACTATGGAAATGGTACAATATTAGAATCAGATGTAATAGCAGGTATACCGCGTGCTTCGCCAACATTATCCGGCAATTCTGATGATGGAACGGCAATAATCACTATTGGAGAACCGAACGTATCTGAGAAACCGGTTAGTTATACAATCAATACAACTCCACAGGAAATTCCGGAAAATACAGTATCTGATATATCTAATCCAATTAGATTTAAGAATTTAATAAACGGAACAACATATACATTCAGTGTTATAGCGATTTATAGAGATAACAGTAAATCTTCGCCAGTAACCGTGCAAGTAACGCCGAGAGCTAGACCTCCTCCCCCTCCTCCCCAACCGATATTGACACGAGCGTCGGGATTTAGGTGGTTTGGACGTTAGTGATCTATATACACTTGCGACGTAGTTACATCTAAATGGCGTTTGGATTCTAATACAATAAATTTAATTTAAGAAACTAGATAAATACTATATGCGATATTTGAATAATGAATATCGCATATAAATTAGAACAATTGAATTTGCAGAATCTGTTTTTTATGGATAGTAAAAAGAATATAATTATGGACGGCAAATTCACCAAAGTATTATATTCGGATGATCTAATTACTACAAATGGCATATCAATGATAATCCCATTTCATAATACTGCGCTAGATAAGACATATAATAAGACAATGTTGAAATTTCAAACGACCGACCCGACGAACGCTAAGCTATGTAATGAGCTTGCTTGGATTGAGAAATACATATTGGATTATTACAAACAAATTACTAGTAATACAAAGGCATCCACTACGACATTAAACGACCATATGAAAAATGGCAACGTGAAAATTTATAGGGATTCTAATTCAACCAGCGTAAAGCATGTTATTATAAAGATTTCCGGTATTTGGGAAGATCAGACGCGCGTTGGTCTTACCTATAAATTTATGGAATCCATTTCAGTTATATAAACATCTTCATTCTTGCGTTACGCCGAACGTTTATATTTGCAAATGGAATACTACCTTTACGTAAATCATAATCAGAACGCGCTCCTGTATTTTCATCGCGACTTGTATCAAATGCTGTTACGTCAACGAAACCAGTATCTTCTATAATAGTATACTCCAATTTAGATATACTTGTTATGCCCTCTTTAGTTATTCCCCTGTAAACATCAAACTCTGATCTGTTTACCACACGTCCAAACCCATCTTGTAATTGCAGAATATTTTTATCCAAAATGGGATAAAACTGACTGCGATCCAGACGTATTCCAGATTCAATTACGCGTCGGTTCAGTTCGTTGTCCTCATAACCCCAAGCCCAAAAATTAGGGAACCCATTGACGCGCTCAAAATCACCAGCATTCATTGACACTATACCACCTAGTGTGTATGTAAAACCATAAAAGTGTTTGACTACCCCGGGCGTTGTTTCGTAATTCAGAAAACCGGCAGTGAATGGCATTGTATCAACGTCATTAAACACGAGAGTGATTTTCATATAGTCGTCAGGGTACAGATTTTTTACAGTTATAAACCCGATATTCTTCATTGCGCCGCGATTGAATGCCCTGGTATCCTTTTGGTGTATATACAGAATACGATATGACATGCCTTCCATAATTCGTTTCATGTGTTGAGAGAAAAATTCATAATGTTGTTGACGATCCCTATATGGAACTATAAATATCAACTTTGGATAATCTGTAAGTATTTCCTCAACTTCAAATGTTACCTGTTTAGACATATAATATATTATGTGTATAAAATATTATACTAAATAACCCGATCAAAATGCGAAAAACGTGGCAATAAAACATAAATAGTGGAGAAATGCATGAGAATACAGATGTGATGGTCCACACCATCTTCTTGAAGAATAATAACTACTAAACCAAGCGGCGGTTAAAATACATGCTAATAATATTGCATACAATACAGCGAGTTCATCTGTATGTAATTTGAATAAGATTGTGTATAAAATGAAGGATAATATACAAACTTTTGCAATCATCGCGTCTAATTTATGGATGCTCGTACCTCGCAGTGGATTTCTCCAGAATATCTGTGAAGATATAATTACCGATATAAGCAAAAATGCCAGGACGCACTCCGCTAAGTTTTTATCCGATTGGTAATAAAAATAAACTAATGACAGTAGTAAAAGCAAATTTGTGTATAGGATAATCATGCGTACTTCTCTAAAATACGC